TGATATAGCTAGTTAAAAAATAACTAGCATTTTTTATTTTTTCAATTATTCTCTAGGCTATCCATGTCTCAAAAAAAAGTTAAAGGGGTTCAAATTTATTTAACCGTTAAACAAGTTCAAGTGCTTGAAGATACCTTAACAACTAAAGCACATTTTCTTGGTGGGTTTAAAAAATTAAAAAAAGCTGAATTAGATGTATGGCACATCCTGTATGACATTTGCCAAGATTTAAAACTTTCTAATTATAAGTTTGAAAAAAAAATTGATAAGGCTTTACACTAGTGGCAAAAACAATTGTCATAAATAATTATAAAAAATTTTGGGTTAGTGATACAGCACAAGGCCATTTAATAAAAATTTGTCATGGTAAAAATGATCAAGTAATTGAATTAGATTTAAGATGGGAAAACCGAAAAAGAGATAAAAGCGGAAGACCCATCAAATCCCAAAAAGATGTTACATTGTCGCATCAAAAATAAAACACCCTAAAACTTCATCGCTCTAGAATTCAATAAAAATATTTTTTCTTCAAAAACTTAAAAATGCAATTTGATATAATAGCGTTGTAAAAAATAAAAAGGAGAAAATATGAAAACACAAGAAAACAAAAAACCTAAAAAATATTTAGGCATTATCTATATTGGCATGGGAGGTTGTACATGGTTAATAGGAGATGACATCGGAGAAGTAGCTGTCGAAGTTGCAAAGATGTGTAAACAAGATTGGAAACATCTTTTTAAATTTAAAAAGAAACATGTTCATCCAGTCAACATTTATGATTTTACTAACTCAGAAGGTTGGTATGCAAGATTGGATATGGTGGTAAAAGATAAAGAAACCGACAAACCATTAAAACAACTTAAAACTGTTTACGCAGTAAGTTAAATTACGAGCGCCCTTCGGGGCGCTTTAAAAACCAAAGGAGGAAAAATGACTTTTGTATGGAAACACCCAAGTAAATATAAAAAAATTATAGAAGACCAGAAAGACGAAACTGTTCCGGTGTCGGAGAACAGTGAGGACAAGGACGAGTTGAACGAACCTCAAGATCCTCAACCTCAAGAATAATTCTGGTATTATTACACTCTTTACAGTTTTTATTCCTTAGCTTCTCCCCAGGATCGTCCGAGGGCAATATCAACGGTGAAAGGTACTTTGAGATGTTCAATTGCATTCTCCATTTTTTGTTTAATTAATTTTATATCATTTTCATCATTAACCGAAAAGCATAATTCATCGTGTATTTGTAAGATCGGTAATACTCCCGCTTTGTAGCAATCAATCATTGCTTGTTTAGTTTGATCTGCCGCTGATCCTTGTATTAATCTATTTAATGCTTTATACGTGAAGGCCCTTCTAATATTATTTCCATAAATAGCCTTAGCCTCCTCATAATTCATCGCTTTATTCATTCCGAAGGTAGTCGGCTCCCACATGTCAAATCGGCATTTACGGCCCTTTACAGTCCGAATAAAGCCATATTTTGAGGCACTATTGGTTACCTCAGTAGCCAAAGACTTAACAAAAGGCACTCTATTATTATACTGATTAAGTAATTTTTCCGCTCGGTCTTTATCAATACCGAGTTCTCTAGATAATTTAGATTTACCCATACCATAAAATAAACCTAAGTTAATAGTTTTAGCTTGGTTTCTTGGAATACCGGCCATGTCCGCAACTAATTGATGAAAGTCTGCCGCCTCATTTTGGTACGATTGTATAAATTCATCAGCCCCTGTAAATTTAGCATTTACTGAGGCCGCATAGTGAGCAACTAATCTTGGTTCTTGTTGTGAGTAATCGAAACTACCCCATTGTCTACCTTCTTCTGGTAAAAATAACGATCTAATTTTATCTCCAAATTCTTTATTTCGTGCAGGAATTTGCTGTAAGTTTGGATTAGAATATGATAGTCTTCCCGAAACTGTACCACCTTGGTCAGATCTTAACTGATTAATTTCAGAATGAATTCTACCTTTGTGGGTGTATCTTAATATTGAGTCTATAAATGTTGAATGGAATTTATTTATTTCTCTTGCTTCTCTTACTAGTTGCGCTATCGGGTTACTACAATTCACTAGCCAGTTTTGGGTAAAGCTTGGTTCTCCGGTTTTCGGTGTCCGTGGGTATTCAACCCCTAATCGATCAAAAGCTTGAGCGACTGATCTACCGGCCCAAATATCTACATCCATCGTGGTCTCTTGTTTTATTTTATGTAAGACCTCTTTCTCTTTAGATTTAAATTCTTTTTTTAACGCATGAGCTTTCTCAATATCAATTCGTATCCCTCTTCTTCTCATATCAATTAAGATTGGGAGTAATTCCATTTCCATATCCCAAACATCCATTAAATTCTGTTTTACAATTTCATTCTTGAAAAAATTCCAAAGTTTTAAAGTTAGGGCCGCATCTTGTTCAGCATAAAAGCCTACATAGCCTGCGGGTAGTTTCCAAAGATCTGCTTTAGGATCTATGCCCCACTCTTTAGCTTTTTCATTTAAGAATGTTTCGTTTTTTAACTCTCCCAAATAATCTTTCGCACACGCATTCAAACTGAAACTGTATCTATTTTCATTTACAATTGCGGCCGCAATCATTGTATCGACAATTTTACCTCTTATTTCAAAACCATTAACCAATAACCAACCCACATCATAACTTGCATTGTGAAATATTTTAGTGGAATTTGTTTTTAAAACATCTTGCATCCAAGCAGTGGTCATAGATAAATCCATGTTTCCACCCGCATCGTGAGCAATTGGAAAATACCATTGTTGATCAAATGCGGCTACAGCAAAACCAACAATCTGTCCATCGAATGTGGCCCAACCGGCACCCTTAGTTTTAATATTTGGATCTTTAGTTTCTAAGTCGATTGCAATTTCTTTAGCTTGAGATAAATCTGGGTATTCTGCCGGGCACACCCAATCAGAATCATTATAAACAAAGTTAAGTTGATGAGTCATTCTTTTCCTTTTTTCTTTGGTATTTTATATTTAATACAATAACACTCGCCACAATAGTATTTTTTATTATCAATTACAACAGCAATTTTATTACACTTACAGCATTTACTTTTTTCTTTTTGCATCTTTCATTTTTAAAATTTCTAAATTGCAATAATGTTTAATTTTTTCTAAATCTTGAATACCACCTTTTTTCATATACCTACAAACGTATTTAATAACGTTACCCTGAAAGAACGATAAGTTATTCTTTGATATAAATTCATAGGGTTGGATTTCAAATTTAGTGTAATGGTTGCCTCCTACTTGGGTGTGTTGTGGAAATGCTCCATCAAACATGTCTTTATCTGTCATAATTAGCCTCATATAGTTTGTAATATTTCCCTAATGGAAAATTATATTGATGATGGGTGCCTAACAAATGTAATGTACCTTTAGATCTGGTTGCACCCGTATACCAAACCCGAAGTTCTTTAACCTTTTCTTTTAAGTTTTTCTTTTCATAATGTGATGGAAAGTTACATTTACTTGAAAGTACAACGTTATCTGCCTCCCCACCTTTAACTTGATGTATTGTATCTATGGTAATCTTTGGTGGTTCATTTAAATCTACACCTTCTTTAATCATTTTTAAAAAATATTGTTTATCTTTATCTTTAAATTTTCTTTTAAATACATCGACCCATGGGCCCTTTTCATCCCTCATACCACATCTTAAATGTAATTCATCAAAATTAAATACTTGATTAGGATGAGCAAAGCTCCATTTTTTACTATCTTGAGATCTAAAACCGTGATCAATGTTCAATAAATATTCATACATAATACAAGCCTCTTCTCTTGTAATACTTCCACCCTCACATACTTTTTCCCAATATTGTATTGCTTGGTATTGGTTCATATCAAAAGACTTATTACCTTTCACATCTTGATAATATAATGAAAGATTTTTCGCCTCTTCTTGTAGTTCTTTTTTAACATCATTAATTCTAGCAAGCACCAACCAATTGCCTTCAAGATCCCAAGGTACCTTTTTCAAAGTATTCCAGTAATGAACAGACCCCTCTTTATCATTAGAATAAAATTCTTTTTCAACTCTATTACCCTTCATTCCTTCTAATAAACATTTAGAAAAGAAATGTACATTTTTATTTAGTCTTACTGATTTTTTTAAAATAATATTACGACCAGGAAACGTTTGGAAATATTCCACCTCAGCCCCGTTCCATTCATAGATTGCTTGATCATCATCGCCTGCAATATAAACCCTCCAAACATTCTCAGCTATTTTTACAACCATATCCCACTGCAACGGTGTTAAGTCTTGGGCCTCATCTACCATCAATACTTTTATAGGTAACCTTGCACCATCAGTAATAAACTTTTGTACCATGTCTGTGAAATCGAGTCTGTCCGCTGTCCGGTGTCCATTCTCCAACTCCATTGTTTTAAATTCCTCGTAGCCTGCAATAATAGATTTGAATTGCTGTAATCGAACACTTTTTCGAGTTTGTTGTTTATATAAAGATACCGGATCGACTTTCATGTTTCTTGCTCGATCATAAATTTGTAACGACCAATTGTTATAAACTTTAGCCTCATC